CCATTGTGAGCGTTTACAGTATGTAGATACTTAATTATAGTAATACCATTTATTACATAGTATGTATCTACTAATATATATATATAATAGTATGTAGATACCATATTATGTAGATAACATAGTATGTAGACATTATAGTTAACTACATAACATAATTACATTTATAACATAGTATAAACATAACTATATAGTATGCTTGTGGATAACTCTAACTTATCCACACTATCCACACCATGCACCATTATAGAGATTATATGCACTATAATAGAGTATGATGATTATCTATTGCACTATGTTAGTGCTATGCTTTTTTGTAAGTAGTTGATTTATATGGGTTTCAATATTGGCATGGTTTTAGCATAGTAATATATAGTAGATAAAACATTATCTACATTTCCTAACAGTTATCAACAAGGGGTTTATATGTCTAACAGAATAGGTCAAATGGCGTGCATAGCTTTGCTATGTTTAACTGAGATAGGCGTTTTTGCCAATGCTTTTAGCTTTGTAGAGTTTTTAGCGCTTATGGTATTTGGTACGGTAGCTGGTTGCTACTTTGTTTATCGTGAAATGAAAGGGGAATAAACAATGTCTACCGTTTATCAAGAAGTTACCGATTCGATTATTAAACAGTTAGAGAGCGGCGCTATGCCATGGATAAAGCCATGGGCTACCGATAGCACCGCCGATAAGAATTTCCTCTCTCAAGCGCCATATAAGGGCATTAATCGCCTAATGCTTGGTTTGTCTAGCATGGTGCAAGGGTTTAATACGCCGGTATGGGCTAGCTTTAAACAATGGCAAACGGTAGGCGCTACCGTGAGAAAAGGCGAAAAGGGTACAAAAATTGTGTTTTACTCTCCGGTTACAAAGGAGAATAAAGCTACCGGCGATAGCGAGAGCTATAACCTACTAAAAACATACTATGTTTTTAACGCTAGCCAAGTAGACGGCGTAACTATCCAAGCGCCTACCGTACCGGATAAACCATTCAACGCCATTGAAGCCGCCGAGCTACGCATTAAGCTAACCGGCGCGGTAATCACTCACGGCGGCGATAGCGCTTTCTATGCACCAAGCGTAGACAAAATTAACGTACCGCATAAAAGCAGCTTTTTAACTGAGTCAAACTATTACGCTACCGTATTTCATGAGTTAACGCATTGGTCAGGGCATGAGCTACGTTGTAACCGTAACCTAAAAGGGCGGTTCGGTAATCCTTTGTATGCGTTTGAAGAGTTAATAGCTGAAATGGGCGCGGCGTTTTTATGTCAAGATTACCGTATCGCCGGTGAGCTACGTCACGCCGGTTATATCGAATCATGGCTAAAAGTCTTAAAAGAAGATAGTAGAGCTATTTTCAAAGCCGCGGCGCTTGCACAAAAAGCCGTTGACCATATCAACGGTTTAAGCGTAGATAACGCCGATACCGTAGCGTTACCCCTAGCCGCGTAAAACGTAGCGTGTAGGGCGCTTAAAACGCGCCTTATGCGGTACTTTGTACCGTTCCTAAACTAAACCAAGGGGTAAACCATGCGAGATAGCTACAGTGTCATAAGACATCAATTGCATAGTATTAGAGTAGTGATACGTCATCACTATGCAAAGCGCCATGTATACGGCAACACGCCGGCGAAAGAATGGATAAATGAACTACGCCGTATCCGCGTTGATAGTGGTTTTTTTGAATTATCAAATCACAAGGGGTAAACCATGACTATCACAATCACAAGCACCGGCGAAATGGTACGCACTAAAAAACCTAAAAAGTCCCCTACGCGCAAGGTACGCCATGCTGCCGAAAAGCGCCTATTCCCAAAATGCTATGACGGTATGCCCACACGCGCATATATCGAAGCGTATCACCAAGCTAACGCGGCGGTACACCTTACAACCGTTGAATATATTGGGGGATAACCATGCACAAAATAGACCATGCCGCCATTCTTTTCGCCTACCTATCGCGCATTTCTAATGCGGATATGGAGAATATTCTTAAACATGATACCGAATGGCTAAACGCAACATTAGAAGATGATTACCCCTTGCAAGCTGCCACACGCGCCGGTATGTATGCCGCCGTAGCTAACGCCGTAAACAATCTTATAGATGTTAACGTCTCATTGATTGAGAAAACACTCAAAGGGTTTAAACCGAATATCTAAGCGCCTAGCGTGTAGCGCCTACACCATGGGCGCTATGCGGTACGCACTCGCCTACCATTTCCTAAACTTTTAAGGGGTAATCTATGCAAAATTTTGCTATTACAAACGTGAAAACAAATCTATTCTGGTCAAATCTAGATGGTTGGGTTAGTGATGGTTTTGATTTATTTACATTAGATGAATCAGAATATTTACGTTTACCGATTGACGGTAAGTGGGTTAATCTTTCTAAGATGGTGACCAAACGCTATAAAGTATCCGCAAGCTATCTCACACACGTTTACACGTTTGTAGAAGCTAAAGACGAAGAACAAGCATGGGATATAGCCGGTGATATAGACGGTGGTGATTTTGAATCAGACAATATCTATGATGATTTATCCGACTGGTCAATCAATATGGTAGAAGAGGTAGCCCATGCTAAAACCATTGCTTGAGAAAATTCCCCCCACGCGCACCCCTACGCGCCCTACGCGCCTACTCGCGCAAGGGTTTGACTATGTACCCGCATCACGCACCGACATCACCCAAACATGGCGGCGCTTTGGCTGGACTCCAACGGTGAAGCCCCATGTCCCTAGCTGATGCCCATAAGCTGCTAGACCGTGTACGCGAGGGGCATAACGCCCCCGTGTATCTGATTACCATTGCCCTTATCTTGACCGGAGATATAACTTATGCGTGACCAAACTGATTGTCATTACCCCCATACGCGCCTATGCCTACGCGAGTGTGAAGATGGTTGCCGTATGCGTAAGACCGTATGGCGCAAGCGTCAAATTGAAGAGCAGCAAGCAGAGGATGAAGAGTTTGAGCGCATAGCCCATACCAATAATTGCAAATATAAAACCCTTTGTATTGATTACCCAAGCCATTGCCCTGATTGTCCATCCAATGCTTGAGCTACTCTTTATTGTTTTTATTGGGCTATGTATCTTCTTGTTACTTATTGACAAGTAATCTATCGAAAAGGACAAACCGATTAATTAATACAATGACTAATCATCATAAGCGTGATACATTACTTACTCATTCCTAACTATCCGAAAGGGGAAACATGAAACCATTAATCTGTGCTGACTGTAAGTGGCACATTCCATCTAAACAAAGTAGCAGCGTAGCCAACTACGACCGTTGCAAAGCCTCTGAGACTATCAACCTAGTGACTGGTGACGCAACCTACAAGTATTGCGAAACCATGCGTATAGCTGGTAACTCATGCGACCTTGACGGCAAGCTGTTCGAGCTAAACCAAGTTGAAGAGGAGACTCCAAATGGCAACTAAGCTGCAAGACTCTCTTGTTAGAAAGCTACAAGAGAACAGAGAACTAAAAGACACTATCAAAGACTTGCACACACAAGCAGAGAAAGATAAAGCCTTTCTCAGAGAAGTGCAAGACGAATCTAATAACCTAGAACTAGCCCTTAAGAAGTGCATATTGTCTAAGGCAGAGCTGAACGACCAAATAGAGCAGCTCAAGGATGACTTAGACAAATACACAGAGCTGTACGCAAGAGCAACCCTTGTTGTCACCGCCCTTGGTGAAGCAGTATTTTTCCTAACTAAGGAGAGTCAACATGGCAAACGATAGAAACGACTTTGCACCAGAGATACGAAACTCTGCTTGGTGGTCTGGCGATAGCCGTATGGCTGCCAATGGGCGCGGTAATGATGCAGTCCTTGAGAAGCTAGGGGTTAAGGAACGCCCCGACTTGTCAGAGGTTGAAGCAGTCCAAATGGGTCATGTCATGCAACCCATCATTGGACAACTAGCAAGTGCCAAACTTGGCATGGAATTGAAGGAAGCTGACTATGCGCTCACTCACCCGAAAGAGACTTGGATGCGTTCCCATTTTGACTTCATCTCGGCTGACGGGCAAACGCTTGTGGAAGTCAAAAACTACAACGCTGCTGTACGCAACAAGTTCGATAGTGAAGCCAACATCATCCCTGCGGCTGATATGGCGCAACTCATCCATGAAGCGGCTTGCCACAATATCAACGACATTGTGCTGGCTGTTTTATTTGGGGGACAAAACTTTGAAGTGTTTAAGTTCACCATTGAAGAAGGGCAGAAAGAGCAGCTCATCAAGGATATGGCGCGGTACTGGTCACACGTTGCGTCTAAGCAGTACCCTGAACCTGAGACTACCGAGCAAGCGAAACTAATCTACTCTGTATCCGCACCCACAAGCATTACCGCACCACAGTCCCTAGAGCAGATGGTGCAAGCCTTGAACTACACCAAGACTGAACTGAAGAAGTGGGAGAAAGAAGAAGAGAAACTTCAGGTGGAAATACAGAAATTCATGGGGGTCAATAGCGAGTTAGTAACCCTAGACGGCAGAGTCCTAGCCACTTGGAAGAGTGCCAAACCAAGCATGAGTTTTGATAAGAAACTCTTTGAGCAGTCCATGCCAGATGTCTACAAGTCCTATGTTCGGGAAGTAGCCGGTAGCCGTAGATTCTTAGTG